TATTAGATACTTCATTGGTCTCGGTTGTTTGACCAATGATGATTTGAAAAATATACCACCCGAAATATTATGTCGGTGTTGGGAATTTAATAAAGATGGAACTGTACATATTATGTATATATTTAATGATGATGGTACAACATCTTTAACATTTCATTGGGAGGACTAAAAATGGAAAAATTAGATATTATTATATTTCGTTATAGACATAAAGAATATGATAATATTTCTTTTAATGTATCATTTACATGTCCGGAATATTCTAAGATAGATTATAATACAAAACAACATACTATACTTAATCATTTTAAATCCAACAATTTAAATAAGGATGATTTCTATCTTAGAGATGTAGATTTGGTTATCAATGGAGGTTAATATGAGCGATCTAAATATTTGTTCGACTTGTAAGCACTACAATGGTAACCTAGATGATTTAACTAAAGTATTTTCAGAAGAAATGCTTGGCGGTTACTATGTTCACTTTATATTCTGTAAAGCAGATAGAAAAATAAATGCTAGATTGCCAGCTGAATCATTAAAAGAATGTGATAAATGGGAGGTTTGTAACGATGGGTACAAAGATCGGAAAGCCTAGATATAATCCCGATAAGAAACAGAATCTGTATGGGAGTGAATGTTGGTGGGCCGACGAAGTCAATGGTATTATGAGATGCGAATCGCCGGCTATTAAAAATAAAAAAGAAGCAGTTAAAATTTGTAAATTTAATATGCATAATTGTTGTAAATTAAAATATCGGAGGTTAGCTAGCAATGGATATAATAGACAGACTTCATAATTGCCTTAATTGTGGCGGAACTCTTTTCAATAACATCTTTAATAAGTGCATGGAGGAGGCTAAGAATGAATGAAGAAAGTTCAGGATTCATTCCGGCTGTTGTTACATTTTTTATTATCATTGGATTGATTGCATTATTTCTGTTTTGGAATCATGAACATGATGCAAATCTCTGGAACGATGGTAGATGTTCTTGCGGTGGATACTGGCAATACGATCAAGCCGTTGGTCATAAGTATTCAACGTCATATATCTTTAGATGTGATAAATGTGGTTCGTTAATAGAGATCGATTACATACCAGAATCAACAAATACAATGGAGGTTGAAGAAAATGGATAATAAAGTTTATGTTGTAATTGAAGAGGGATACTATTGCCCTAATTGCGGAGCGAAGATGAAGAAGGGAGAACATGAATAATGAGTTGTGAAGAGCATTATTTTGAAAATCTTTTATTTCATGGAGAAGACTGTAAAACTAATTGCAACAAGAATGTACTATCTCCTGAAGTACAACAGGCAATAGAGATTTGTGCCGATTATGTACTTTATACTATTTTTATGACACGGGACAACTTCTTGGCATACGCTAGAGAAGATAACGCAAGACCACAAGGCGAGTGGATAGACTACGACAACACATTCTACAAATGTCCTGATTGTGGCTATTTATTAGAAAAGTGTTGTCCTCAATGTCAAAACAAGGTGATTTTACCAAAAGGCGGTGCGGAATGAATGATGATTTAATCAGCCGTAGTGAGCTGAAAAAGGCTTTAACAAGCGGAACAAAAGACATATATGAATTTGTATGTTTAAGTCGTGTGCTTGAAAAAATCGACAATGCCCCGACAGTACCACTTCCCGACTTCAAAGAAGGTTACAAGCAAGCAATAAAAGACGGAAAAACTAACTTTTCAAGACCGCAAGGCGAGTGGATAAAGAAAGTAGATAGCGTTGGTTTCGTATCCTATAACTGTTCAGAATGTGGGTTTGAACTCGAATTGGAGGACTGTTCGGATTCTTACTATTGCACTCATTGTGGAGCAAAGATGAAAGGTGAAGAAGAATGAGATACAAAGTGGTATTAGCAGATAGTAATTGTAGTATTGAAGTTAATGCGGAAGATTTTGAGGTAGATGCGGATACGAGATCTATTATATTTTTCAATCATGGTAAGAATGAAGATGATCCTGATATTTCGGTAGCTTGGTTTTCAATAGACAGAGTTGCATTTGTTAATGTCAGAAGTAACAGTTAATAAGGTGGTAAGGAAGAATGAACACAGATAGTATCTGTTCGACTTGCAAGCATTGTAGAGGTGTACTCGAAGGTGCGGTAGATTTGAAAAAATTATGCGCTTGTATTATAAAAATTCAGATATGAGAGGTGGAAAAGTATGAATAACCGAAGAGTTTATGACATAATAAAGTATTGCTTTACGTTTACAGTAATTATTTGTCTGTGCGTGACAGTGATGATGAATGCCGTTGGTTGTAGAGAAGCAGACAGAGCAAGCTACAATCTTTCCCGAGAAGCTGACAATTTCAACATTGTTAGAAGAGTTACAGTTATCGACTGCATCAATGGTGATGTCTTGTTTCAGATGAGCGGTAAGATGTCAATATATGCCGACACTAATGATAACCAGCTGGAAATTACAGTATCTGACGATGGTACTTATCAGAAGCACATCATTGGTCTGTCTGATAATGTAACATATGTAGTTGAAGATTTAAACCTTGGTGCTAATGATGTTCAGGCTTATAGATATACGATAATCTATAATCCTAAAATGTGGTTACCAGTAGATGTAAAGACAGAAACTTAAAGTCAATGGAGGTTAATATGCATTATTGTATTCATGTACTTACAAAAGAATTCCCTACTGAGGCTATGCTTGAAGATATTATGGCCCCTTATAATGAAAATGATTATTATAGACAGGCTTATGATGAAGAAGGCAATGAACGAGACGATATTGAAAGACCTGATATCCTTTGGGACTTCTGGTTAATTGGTGGTCGTTACAATGGTAAAATAAAATTAAAAGTCGATGAAAAAGATGATAAATACAAATGGCAATATATAACGTCATATGCAGATCCTCGCAATGGTAGATTATTCTGGTGTGCGATGCTAAGTACAATTAAAGAATATGCACCAAGATACACCTTGTGTGAAGAAAATTGTTTCAATTATTTAGGCTATCGTGACGGATATTTACGTGTTGATGGTGCTAAAATTTCTGATACATGCAATATTTCAGAATTGTCTTGTTATGCGTTTATTAATCCCGATGGAACACTTTGTGTTCGTGAAAAATGGGATGGCAGCAATTGCATTGAAGATCCTGATTTTGATATTAAGTATCGACAGGCAGTTGATGATAATTCTGATGGATACTTAACTGTCATTGACATTCATGATTAAGGAGGGCAAGTAAATGAGTGATACTGCTATTATCATAATGACAGCTATAATTTGTATGACTGTGGCTATTGTCGTCGCAACAGTTTGTAAGAGTGAAAAAGATAACCTATGTGATGGTAATTATGTAAACAGAGAAGAATACTCTGCACTACTTGAACTGGTAAAAGACTTGCATGATTATGTAACCAACAAACAAGCTCAAACAATTGTTACACTGTCAGAAGATATTAAACAACTGCGCCAGCAAGAGATTAAGCAGATACATCGAGATCTTAATATTACTAATGAAAAGGTGCACCGTCTATGGACACTAATGCCTGATGAAGAGGATAAATCATGAACTTCTTTAATCTGCGCGAAGGTCAACTTGAAGCTATAGAAAATATGCATAATGGTTGTATCTTATGTGGCGATGTTGGTTCCGGAAAGTCTAAAACAGCTTTAGCTTACTACTATAAAGAAAATGGCGGAAATCTCGATGGTGAGCCTTATGAGGGAGGATATATGCCGATGGATGATCCTCCTAAAGATCTTTATATCATAACCACAGCTCATAAGAGAGATCTTGGCGAATGGGAGAACGAGATGATACCGTTTCTCATTGGTCCGCATTGTAATCTGTATAGTCATAAAGTAGTTGTTGACTCATGGAATAACATTAAAAAATATAAGAAAGTCATTGGTGCTTTCTTTATATTTGATGAGCAACGTGTCGTTGGTAGTGGTACGTGGGTTCGTTCTTTCCTGAAAATTGCCCGGGGTAATAGGTGGATATTACTTTCTGCTACTCCGGGTGATACCTGGATGGATTATCTTCCAGTGTTCATGGCTAACGGATTCTATAAAACACGAGACGACTTCAAACGTGAACATGTTGTATGGAAGCCCTATACAAAATTTCCACAGATTGACAGATACATTGGTCAAGGAAAGTTAAACAGACTTCGTAAACAGATTCTTGTAGAAATTCCTGAAGTTCGTCATACTATGCAACATCATGAAGACGTGTACGTTAAGTATGATATTAGTAAATATAAAGACTTAATACGTAATCGATGGAATTACTATGATAATGTTCCTGTAGATAATGCTTCTGAGTTTTGTTATCTTCAGCGAAGGATAGTTAATGAGGACGAATCTCGACAGCAAGCAGTTTTAGAAATATTTGAACAGCATCCGAAGGTGATAATATTTTATAACTTCGATTATGAACTTGAGATACTTAAAGATATTTTCAAAGATAGATTCGATGGTGTCGAAGTTAGAGAGTGGAATGGGCATAAACACGAACCTATTCCAGACTCTGGTTCATGGGTCTATCTTGTACAATATACTGCAGGTTGCGAAGGTTGGAATTGTATAGAAACCGATACAATGGTGTTCTATTCACAAAATTATTCATACAAGGTTATGAAGCAAGCATCCGGACGAATCGATAGGATGAATACTCCTTACACAGATTTATATTACTATCATATAAAATCAAGGAGCGGAATCGATTTACAGATTGCTCGGGCGTTGGCTGAAAAGAAAACATTTAACATCAGTGCTTATGTAAAGAAGTACGGTTTTAATAAGAAAGGAGAAAACTGATGGTAGGAGAAAAACTTTACACAGTTAGGTTAATGGTTAGAGTAGGTACGGTAGAGAATGGTTACATTGATAGAAAAGCGATGGAACGTATTGTCATGGTTAGCGCAAATTATATTCGCGAAGACGATGAATACATAACATTCTTCGATAAGTGGGACGATGTAGCTGGCCGTTTTAAGAAGTCTTGCGTTATTAGTTATGCTAGGGAGGTTGGCAATGGTAGAGATACTTAATGCAAAAATAACAAAACCAAAAATATACATCGAAGATCATGGTTGTCTTACATTCAGTTTCTTATTAGAAATGTCTGATGGTAGTGCGTGCATGTTCGGAGGCTGGTGTATTGGCACAATATCTGATTTCAAAGCAACTGCTAGCGGTCTTGAAGCTATAATGCACATTATGGATGTTATTGGTGTTGACTGTTGGGAAGATCTTGATAATAAGTATTGTAGAGTTAAATCCGATGGTCTAGGTTCTACTATACACGAAATAGGAAATCTCATGAGAGACGAGTGGTTTGATGTTGCTAAATTCTTTAAAGATTATAAGGAGGCTCATAATAATGACCGACAGAACGTGTGAGAGATGTAAGTACGCATCTCAGTATCCATTCTTAGATCCGTGCTTCCAGTGTACTCATCATAAGAATTTTGAGCCAGCTGACGATGGTAACAAAACAAATAATAAACCAGATTGCAGGAGGTTCGGTTAAATGGGAGAAAAAAAGAAAGTATTTAGAGTAAGGGTTAATCTTACTAAAATGAGTGTTCCTTATAGAGTAGAATGCGATGGTTGTTTTGCTGAAAAAGAAGGAGTACTTTTTTATAACGGTGAAATAGACACAACAAAAGATTGGCACACTGTATTATTTGTTCCGTATTCAACGTTGGTAGAGTATCACGAAGTTGAATTTGAAAACAATGGCATAGATTTACCAGGAGATTATAAATTATGATTAAACAACATTGTGACATTTGTGATGGTGTAATTCCAGGAACAGAGAGCTATCGTACTATCAATTTTGGTAGAGGTTATAATCATAACATTGATACCGGATATGACCCGTTGGTAATATGCAAAAGATGCTGGCACAGGATGCTTGAAAGCGTTGGTGCAGAAGAACTTTACAAAGAAGTTGATATTAAACCTAAGAGACCACAGTCTGTTGGTAATATAGGATCAATTTTAAAAGAGGTTGTACAAGGTCCTAAGATGTGTAATTATTGTAAGCATTTAAATTCTGAAGTATGCTTTTCTTGTCTTTCAGATGATTGTAAAGAGTTTACAAAATGGGAGGCGAAGGATGAAAATAACTAAATGTGATAAATGCGGACTTTCAATTGAGGCTCGTAATGTAGAAGCCCATGATTGGCATTCTATTCTTGATCCTCGTAATCATAAGACATATGTAGACTTGTGTCCTACATGTTATAGTGACTATTCAAGACTTATTAAAAATCTTGAAAATAGAACAGATGACATTGCAGTTCAATGGTTGATTAGTAGAAGTCATAAGAGCTGTGCGAATTGTAAGTATGCCGATTATAGTCTAGTAGAGGATCCTTGTGATTTGTGTTCAGATCCTTGCAGAAGTCGTGATTTCGGAGATTGGTATTCTAAGTGGGAACCTAAAGGAGGATCTTTAAATGAAAAATGAAGAACGCAAGTATTGCGATGGTTGTAAGATAGTAGATTACAAGTCTGCTACGGATGATCCGTGCGAATACTGCTTTGTAAAGGAGCAGAATAAAAATAAGGAGAATGCCGATGGGAAAAACAAGCAGCGCTAAAGTATTATTTAAAGGTAAAGATGGTCAGTGGCGTAAGAACGTAACTATCAATGGTGAAAATCTTACACTTAGAGTTAATCAGAAATCTGAAACAGAAGAATCGGAGGAACCTAAAAATGAAGAATAAGCGGGCATATCTTTGCAATGGTCTCGGATGTGAACAGCAGTGTGCTGTAAATAAGACACCAGAAGAATGGGCTAGATATCCTTGTCATCACATCTACGATGAGCGGTTTGCTAAAAATACTTGTCGTAGAAAAAGAAAATTTGTACACGATGGTGACGACTGGATGGAAGTTGAAACTAAAAAATAATGGGACACATTTTTTCAATGGGCCAGATTTATTTAGAAATTGTGAGTTACAAAATCTAAAAAGTGGGTAAAAAATGTCAAATGGGCCAGAAAAACTGGGCAATGGGCCACTTTTAAAAATGGATCTGGCCCATAAAAAACCGCTCAACCACGCGGGTTTCAGGCATTTTGGGCCATTTGCCCACTTTTTTTCTTTAATTAATATGAAAAAAAATATTTTTTATATAATAATATAGAAAAAAATCTGGCCTTTTGGCCCATTACAAATTTTAACAATTTAATAAAGGAGATAACTAAAAATGAGAGCTGTCGATGCTGACAAATTGAGAAATAGATTTAGAGATCCTGAATCTCAATTAATCGTAGATACAGAACCTACTATTTTAATAAATGAGGCAGATAATAACATTCAATGGTTAACTGCTGCTCGTGAAAGAAAGTTAAAAACTGTACACGCTATTTCGTACGGAGTAGAGTGTTCGCGTTGTCGAAGGTTCCAAATTGTTAAAACAAGATTTTGTGGTGACTGTGGAGGTTACTTCGATGGTGAGCTTGATATCGTTAATAAATATGCAGAACGAAAAATAAAGGAGAACTTTCAATGGCACGAATAGAAAGAGTCAGTACAATGGTTGAGGGTCTTCCTTGTTGCGTAATAATAGATCATCATATAAAATATTTTACAGTGTATGAGAAAGGTAACAAGAAATACATCAAACTCTGTGGAAAAAGAATGCACGAAGATGATTTACCTTTTGGTGTGGAGATTGAAGTATGATTGAAAAAGCAATTTGTAAAAATTGTCAATGGTGTACAAGAAGACCGGACACTAAAAAGAAAATCATGTATTGTATTAAAAGAAATTTTGCTATTTTAAATCTTGATGCCGATGGTTGTACTAAATATATCAGGAGGAAAACAAATGGATAAATTTGGTGAAGTTACAAACGGTTATGTTACAGTAGAAGCGCAGGCAGAATTCTTAAAAAGATATGCACACTATGTAGGAGAAGCCGATGGTTCAAGATATTATATCTTAAATGATTTTGGTTATCGTGTAGTGATTGTCGATGGTAAGCCTGTTCAGTTGTTTAAACTTTCAACTAATGAAGCAGAAACAATTGTTAAGTGCAGCAAATTAAAATTTAACAAATAATTTTAGTTCGCGAAAATAACATGCCCTTTTATGAAGAGAGAAGGATAAATCGGCCGTTTTTATAATTACGACGCGTTTTGGCTATTTATTCATACTCTCTTCTCTTTTGCAAAATCGAGAGGAGATAACCGATGGCAAAGACACCGGAAGGTAAATTCAAAGAAAAACTCATTGGTGAGATTGAAAAAGAATTACCCGGATGCATTGTAACAAAGCTTGAAGCGGATTTCAAAAATGGAATTCCTGATATTTTAATTTTGTACAATGGTAAATGGGCTACACTTGAAGCTAAGAAAGATATATCTGAAGTAACAAAACAGCGTCCTAACAAGATGGCACAAGATAATTATGTTGCTACGATGGATAAAATGTCTTTCTCTCGCTATGTTTACCCCCAAAATAAAAAGGAGATTATAGATGAGCTCAAGCTTCACTTTCAATAATCATAATGATTTAAAAGGAACACACGCACTATTTAGTCCCAGCCAAAGTTCATGGTTGAGATATGATGATGACAAGATTGAGGATAAGATATTAAATCAATACAGAGCTGCAATCGGTACAGAGATACACGAATATGCGGCGATGGCTATAACTCTTAATCATAAGATAACAAGTGTCAAATATCTTATCCATGGTATAGAAAGTTATATCTATACTAAATATACATTTACTAGTCCTAATTTAATCATAAGTGACTATGGTTTAAAGTTGATTAGAAATGTAAAATTACTTCCTAAAGAAGTTTTTGACGCTGTATGTTTTTATATTAACGATGGTATAAAATATAAAATGACAGCTGAACAACCTTTAAAATACTCTGACAATATCTATGGTACAACCGATTCAATCGTATTCCGTTTAGAGAATAAACTGCTAAGAATTCATGATTTAAAAACTGGTGATAGAGCAGCTCACATGGAACAACTTGAAACTTATGCCGCTTTGTTTTGTTTAGAGTATGGTCCAAAATATGATTTCAGACCAGGAGATTTATCTTTTGAATTAAGATTGTATCAATGGGACGGAATTGTCACAACAAATCCGACAGCTGAAGAAATAATTCATATTATGGACAGAATAATTCATACAGAGAAAGTAGCAAACAGAATTGATAAGGAGGATTAAAATGAACCCTAGTTTTGATGAACTAATGCACTATGGTACAAAACGTCATTCAGGTCGTTACCCATGGGGCAGCGGTGAGAATCCTTATCAACATGAAGAAGATTTTCTTAATGATGTTCATAGAATGCGTGAAGAGCACTTCGAGTGGACAGATAATGACCCTGATAGTAAAACCTATGGTCAAACTTTTACAGGTGATTTAGCAATAGCCAAGTCAATGGGTCTATCATCTACGCAATTTAGAACACAACTGTCATTGGCTAATAATGAAGCCAGAAAAAAGAAGGTTGCTAGAGCAAAAGAACTCGAAGCCGAAGGTTATAATACTTCTGAGATAGCAAGAATCATGGGTTATAATAGCGAGTCTTCTGTTCGTTCATTACTTAATGAAAATTCTGAAGAGAGAATGTTGTCTGCCGAAAAGACAGCAGAATTTCTTAAACAGCAAGTAGATGAAAAAGGAATGCTATTAGTTGGCGAAGGTGCTAACAAAGAAATCGATGGTGGCATTTCTAAAGAACGAATGAAGCAAGCTTTATACATTCTTCAAATGGAAGGATATCCTGTCTATGGTGCTGGTATTCCACAGGTAACAAATCCTGGACAACAGACTAATGTTCAGGTGCTTTGTGTTCCAGGTACTCAGCATAAAGATGTATATCAATTTGATAAACTTCATACAATATCAGAAGACTGGGTTTCTAACGATGGTGGAGCAACTTTCGAACCTAAATGGACTTATCCTGAAAGTATGGATTCAGACCGATTAATGGTAAGATATGGTGACGAAGGTGGTAAAGATAAAGACGGTGTAATTGAGATTCGTAGAGGTATAGCTGATCTTGACCTTGGTGGCTCTCATTATGCTCAAGTCAGAATCATGGTTGATGACACTCATTACATTAAAGGAATGGCTGTTTACGGCAAAGATGAAGACTTTCCCGATGGTGTAGATGTCATATTTAATACTAATAAACCTTCTGGGACACCAGTAACTGGACCAAAAGATAATTCAGTATTAAAACCTATAAAAAGTGATCCTCGTAATCCGTTTGGCTCATTAATCAAAGAAGGAATTAATGACCCTGATATAGGAACTACCGATGGTGGACAGAGTTATTATTATGATGCCGATGGTAACAAGAAGTTATCATTAATTAATAAGAGATCTGACGAAGGTGACTGGGGTGAGTGGGCAGATAAATTGCCTTCTCAGTTCTTAGCTAAACAGAATATGACTCTTATTAATCGTCAGCTTGAATTGTCCAAGGCTGATAAACAGGCTGAGTTTGATGAAATAATGGAATATAGCAATCCTACGGTTAAAAAGCAATTACTTGCCAAATATGCCGATGATTGTGACGCTTCTGCTGTACATTTAAAAGCAGCAGCTCTTCCAAGGCAATCGTATCAGGTATTAATGCCTCTAACAACGGGTAATGAAAATGAAATCTATGCTCCTCAATATAAGGATGGCGAGACTGTAGCTTTAGTCCGTTATCCCCATGGTGGAACATTTGAGATTCCTATTCTTAAAGTAAATAATAAATTACCAGAAGGTAAAGAGGTCTATGGTACAGATGCAAAAGATGTAGTTGCTGTTCATAAATCAGTAGCTGACAGATTATCTGGAGCTGATTTCGATGGTGACACTGTAATGGTAATACCTTGCAATAATCCTAAGAGTTCAGTTCATATTGTATCTACTCCGTCACTTACCGATGGGTTTGATGATGTTTTAGAGTACGGTGGTAAACCCGAAGGTTCATATAAGAAGATGACTAATACTCAGAATGAAATGGGTGTTATTTCTAATCTTATTATGGATATGACTTTAAAAGGTGCTTCTAATGAAGAACTTTCTCGTGCTGTAAAGCATTCCATGGTAGTAATTGATGCTGAAAAACACGGTCTGGATTACAAGCAATCAGAAAAAGACTTTGATATAGCTCAGCTTAAAAAAGATTATCAGGGTCATATAGGTGCCGATGGTAAATATCATGAAGGAGCTTCAACTTTAATAACACAAGCTAAATCTCCTGTAGATGTATTAAAAACCAAAGGTAGTCCTAAGATTGATCCTGAAACAGGTAAAGTATCTTATAAGACAGTACATGAAGAATATATAGGCAAAGACGGTAAAGTTCATGTTCGTACTAAGAGAAGTACAAAAATGGCAGAAACCGATGATGCTTTTACACTTTCAACAGGTACCCCACAAGAAGATGCTTATGCTGAATATGCTAATTACTTAAAGTCGATGGCTAATAAAGCTCGTAAAGAAATGGTTAACACTCCTGATATGAAATATTCTCCTCAGGCGAAGGTAACTTATCAAAAAGAGCATGATTCATTAATGGCTAAATTAAATATAGCAGAAATGAATAAGCCGAAGGAGCAACTTGCACAAGCAAAAGCAAATGCTATTGTCGCTGAAAAGAAAAAAGCTGATCCAGATATTAAACAGAAAGAATTAAAAAAGATTAGACAACAGGCGTTGGTAGATGCTAGAGCTCAAACAGGAGCTATGCGACATCCTATAAATGTTACGCCCAAGGAGTGGGAAGCTATTCAAGCTGGTGCTATATCTGCAAATAAGTTAAAAGAGATTATGCAGTATATGGATGATGAACAGTTGAAAGAATATGCTTTACCTCGTAGTTCTAATGAAATAAGCGCTACTAAGCGCACTAAAATTAAGGCGATGGCGGCACAAGGTTATACACCGTCTGAAATAGCGCAAGCCGTTGGTGTATCAACTAGTACCGTAAATAAATACGCATCGCAATAATTGCCGATGGTAAACTTGTATTATATAGACTGGTTTATTGTGGATATTAAATCCTGAAGATTTGTCGATGGTTAAAATACTCCTTTCTAAATAACTTAGTCTATGGTTCAATTTTTTTGTTTGTTTTTTGATTGTCCATGGTAAAAATGTCATACTACTTTAACTGTCCATGGTAAAACAGTTCTATATAATACTTGTTTATACCTTCCATGGTGAAGCTCCGTTATATAAGACCTTCCATGGTGAAGCTCCGTTATATAAGACCTTCCATAGTGAAGATCCGTTATATAAGACCTTCCATGGTGAGTATTATATAACTACTATATAGTATTTATATAATATTTATATAATAAGCACACATTATATTTTATATAACAATACGGTATGTTATTATTTTTATTATACATATCATATATTTAAAGCCCCTATACTTTTTGAAAGGAGATGAAATATGTCTTCAACTGAATATAGATTAACAACTGTTGATAATCCGTATGACCCTTTTAAGCAATTTGACTCCTGGTTTATTTTTGACGTAGAAAAGGGGTATAATACATGTGGTTATTTAGCCCGTGTAACAAATACAACGTCGGATATGACAGATGATGAATATAATAAAGAAGTAGAAAGAGGAATAGACGACATTATTAAGAATGATTTTCTTAACATATATAAAAAAGTATCTAGACCCACTTCTAAAAACAATAAATAGTATATCAACATTAAAATATATGTATATCTATTTGTATATTATTTTTAATTAATTTTTAATAAAATATTTAACTATTTTATTATATTTATTAGTATAAATATTTTAATATTTATATATTTATATTTACTATACTACTTGTATACTATTTGTTACTATAGATTATAAATATATAATTTATATATTTACTATACCACTTGTATATTATTTGTTACTATACATTATAAATATCATAATTATATATTTTTTTGTTTTTATTTTCATTTTTTATTTTATTTTTTTTTATCTATTTTATATTTTTTTGTATATATTTAATTTTTTTTTATAAAATTTTTAATTTTTTTATAATTTTTTTAATTTTTTATAAAATTATTTATATTTTTTATAAAATTTTTATATCTGAACACCTCGGATTCATAGAAATTTTATATTTTTACCCGACTTCTATAAAAAGATATGGGTACATAGGGGAGGGGGGTCCCAAAAATCGCACCCCCTAGGTCAT